TTATTAAAGAAGGGGGTGGGGTGTTCTCAGGGCGAAGTATCGTTTGTGCGGGTTATTATGCGTACAGCAGTACTGGTACTTGCTGTGTGAAGTGGGTGGTGGGGGGTAGGTGGGGGTAATGGGGGGCGGGGGAGAGGGGAAAAGCGGGGTATACAAGGCGATTTAGGAAGTTAGGTGTCACCTAACATCCATTTAGGCTAGGTTATGATTTGACATTGTCCAGTAAGTATGATATACTGGAAGTGTAAGACGAATCTTAAACTTCAATATCAATAGGAAATAGTACAATGGCTACATTCAATACAACAGAGTATGCAGAAGATGTTAGAAAATGGGATGAGAAGACAGCCGAGGGCAGGAAGGAACTATTCGAAAAGGCTGCGGAGTATTTCGGAATCGAGGCTCTCAGACCTAAGACAGGGTTGAGTTTGCGAGCGATGCAAGCGAGCGCGAAACCTGAAACTAAAAAGAAAGCAGCGGACGCGGTGGGCTTGTCTCTCGCTATGGCAGAAGAGTTAGCTGCAATGATTGCGGAGATTAATAAAGATCGGGTGAACGTGTGGCAAGATTTCCAACGCGCTTACTTCAAGCCCGAGAATCCCGAGCCTGCACCAAAAACCGCCGAGGAAATTGCAATCGCCGAGCAGAAAGCATCTCGCAAGCAATTGCTAGACGCGAGCAAGGTTCTCGCCGAGGAGGTCGCGCTAATCAAAGCCGAGAAAACTGTGCTCGAGTCCCAAGGCAAGGAACTGCCCGCCGAGCGCATGGCGCAACTTGAGAAAGCCGAGGAAACGAAAAAAGAAGTGAAGGCTAAAACGGACGCGCTAAAAGAGAAAATCGATGGGATGATGTTAGAAAAGAATCTGCCCGCGCAGATCAAGAAGGTAACGGATTTCCGTAAGGCTATGGCGAAGTTCCTTAAAGTACACGAGTCTACCGTAGGCGCCATGACTGTGAACGGGATTCTCAAACACTTGAATGCCGCAATGCCATGCACTACCTCTTGGGTAGACGAAGATGGCAACAAAGTAGACTAAAAAACCCCTGAAAATATTGTCCCCGCCTCGGCGGGGATTTTTTTGTTTCGATGTTAGGTGACACCTAACTTCCCCGCCCTACCCAACCGCCTAACGGCGGCTTTTTTTGGCTCTCGTTTTTGTATCGCGCTCGCCACGCGGCGCTTTGTTACAAAAACTTCATCATCTTGGAAAGATGATAGTAGTAGCAGTACTACTACACAGCCCACAAAAGTGTAATGTTACATTTTTTTAAGCCTAAAGCTAATATGTAACATTAGTTAAACAATGTAAGTATTTGATAACACTGTGTTTCCTTCTATTGTTATATTGTTACGTTTTAAAAGTAGTATGCAAGGGAGAGAATCCCTCTTACCCCGTAACAAAACAAACCCCTCTGCACTGTTACAGAAAACGCAGGGGTCTATATATATATATTATTTTTTATAACAATATAACAATAATAGGAAAAAACGTAACGCAGCCCAGTAAATACGCGACTTTGCATTGTTACATTTATTGTTACAAAACCATTTTAAAACGTAACAAAGCCTTTCTTTTATAACAATGTAATGTTACAAAACTTGTTGGAGTAAAACGTCAATGGATAACACATGTAGAAAATGTTTTATAACATTCCCCGTTGCGCGAGCCGAGCTTGGATATACAACTTGCTTATCGTGTGGGGACTCAGCAGCAAAGCAAGCAAGACTAGGTTGGTGCGTTGCCCAAGAGTACAGCAAAGGTAACTACCAGCTAATCACTAACCCTGAAACCCTGAAGACAACTAACCCAAAGAGGACAATATGAAAACAGAAAATCAGATCGACCTAATTGCGAAAGGCTTAGGCAACGGCTCGTTTATCGCGGGCTACGACAGCATGGATAGGCTGCTTGAATTTGTAGATGCGTCCCTGCATGGCGGGGGCAATGCAAACCTTATAGTCGCTATGACTATTGCAACGTGTAAGAACCTCATAGATGAACAGCTACAAGGAGAACAGCAATGAACGAAGAAATGCGAAAGATGGCTGAAGGTAAGGACAAGGTATACGAGCGACTTGCCGAGCGTATGGCGCAGACCAACAACATCAAGCCGAACCATGCAGTAGGCGAGGTGTACAAACCCAACATACACGACCCACACGAGATGTATAAGTGGGAAGAGCCTGTGTCTGGTTGGGTGTGGGCAGGGCGTGTGCTAGGCACACTTGGATTCTTTGTGGGTATTTATATGCTCACTTTACTCACATTCTTATTTTAAGGGGTAATTTTTATGAGTAGATGGACAGGTTCCATGACGGTAATAACCTCGCACCAATACGTTGTAGAGGCTGAGTCCTACGATGAGGCGCGGGCGAAGATTGTTGATTTGTTCGAGGAGGGCGTGGTGGCTGACCACACGCTCGATGTTGATTACTACACAGAAAACGTACGAGAGGAGGACGAAGTATGAACGAGAACCAAGAGCTAATAGATGAAGTGATCGAAGAGATGAAGCTTCAGATAGCCGACAACGATTGGTCTGTTATCGAGGGGTTGCTGACTTTTGTACCTAAAGAAAAACTTATGGGGTTTTTACCCGAGGAGAAAGACTAATGGAATACACATTGTATGAACTCAGAGAAATGCTGAACTACATGGACGCACAACTGCAAGACCAAGCGCCCTATTTCGATGACCGTCTGTTGTCTCGCCGCAGGAACATAGCGCAGGCAGTGGCAAACCTTGAGGAGTCAGAGCGAACACTGCGTGAGATCAAGGCGGTTACTGCGAACCGTCGAAACGAAACAAACCGAGAAAACGAGAGAGGTGCAAGATGGGATTCCATATAAGTACAGATAGCATGCCACGCCTTACGAGTTACGAGCGAGCCGACATTCACGAGCGGCGTATTGAGCCGATCAGGGGTAACGGTAGGAACGCAGGCATTAAACCAATCGGCAAACGCGCCCTCACTCACATGACGATACGCAGGGAACGCAACGTCACTAGTCCACTGGGTAACGTGGGCATGGCGATAATGTGCAAGTTGTATGATACGGACTGTGTGACCTTCTATGAAGACGGTAGTAGTAAGTTAGCTACTGGTGGGTGGGCTACCCAGAGCACGATCATGTTCATAGATGCGCTGATTGACTACGGCGCATGGGTAACAAACGCGCCTCAGAGTGAAGGCAATATGCTGTATAACAAAAACGGCAAGAAGTATGTGTGGGGAGGCTCTCTGTACCTCGACCCAGACAGCATACCGCTGAACGATGGTCTATGTGTGGTTCACAGGGTTAACCGCAAGGCTATGAACGAGGTGCGCAAACTCAATGCGCCATTCAGGAAGTACGTTCAGTCTATGGTGAAGGTAGCTTACCCGCAAGATGCGCAGATGAGCGTGGTTGACTTCAGGGAGCGGTGCGAGCGCCTGAAAGGCTTGGGTGCTGTTGAACGAGGGAACTTTCCTAACTCCAGAAATGCAGACACGCTGTGTAGCATCATGCGCGAGGACAACATCGAGGATTGGGCAGATGCGCTAGAGGTGTTCGCCCTGATGACTATGGACTCAAGGTGGGACGGGTCGTCCTCTGGTAGGTGGCAGCATGCCTACTACTACATGCCGCAGCGGATAATAAAGCTAGTAGATGAGGTACTCAAGTACGGCTATGCCGATGCTGTGTTCTACGAGGTGGAGTTACCGCGAGGTGAGTACAAACCAAATCCAAACGCTAAGTATGTGAGGTGAGTTATGGGATATAGAAGTGATGTAACAGTTGTGATGTACCCGAAGAACGATAAGGACTTCGCTCTGCTCAAGCTGTATGTGGACGAGAACCTGCCCGACCAGTTCGAGGTGTGTGAAGCGGACACAGGGTTGAAGTATCTGGTGTGTGAGATGGACAGCGTCAAATGGTATCAGGGGTATGAGGATGTTGATGTGTATACCTGCGCCTTTTCTGAGTGGGAGACCATGTTCAGAGACGAGGCAGACCCAGAAGGAGAGCCGCTGTTCCACTACGAGTTCGTGCGGTTTGGCGAGGATACTGAGGACATTGTTTACGATTGCAGTAGTTATTGTGACCACATCCTCAACATTGAACGCAGAGCTTATGTATCAATTTCTTAATTTAGTTTTATAACAACCAACAGGAAGATAATTATGAACACAACTATTATGCAAGAACGCTCAACAGTAACTCTAACAGAAGCACCCGCCCTGATCTCAGCGGCAGCCAAGAATAAGTTCCGTCTGGTAGGAGAGCCAGGGGTAGGCAAGACTAGCATCGTGACGGCGCTATCGCGTATCACAGGTTATCCCTATGCGATCATTGATGTACCCAACATGGGCATTGGTGACGGCGCTATCCCGATACCCGACATGGAGACGCAGACGCTTAAGTATTATCCCAACGCTCGTTTCCAACTGCACAAGGGCAAGCCTGTCATTATCTGCCTTGACGAATTCACCAAGGGTTCGGACGAGGCGAAGAACACACTGCACCCACTGCTCGAAGTGAAAGACCCACGCCTCGGTGACACACCGCTGCCTGAAGGTAGCATCGTGTTCATGACAGGCAACCTTGAGTCTGATGGTGTAGGTGACAGCCTCAAAGCACACAGCAAGATGCGCATTACTACGATAGAGATATGCAAGCCTGACTATGAGGAGTGGTTGCTCTGGGCAGCGGCTAACGGCATCGACCCTATTGTTATGGCGTGGGTGAATCGCACACCCGACTGCCTCGCTTCTTACTTGGATAAAGGACAGCAGAACAACCCATACATTTTTAATCCGTCCATTGTGGGACAAGGTTCTGTGGTAACGCCAAGAACGCTAGAGCTGGCTAGTAACTTAGTGAAGGTTCGCCACTTGTACAGTCGCAATGCGTTGCTTGTTGCGTTGAAGGGTACGATAGGTGCGGCTGCGGCTGATTCACTGATGCACTTCATAAAACACCACGAGAGCATGACCCCTTGGAGTGAGATCAAAGCTCACCCTAGAACAGCGCCACTACCTCCGAATGTGGGTGCGTGTGCGGTACTGGTGTTCAGTGCAGTGGAGCACATCAAAGACAAGGAAGACCTCGATGCGTTCATGATCTACATAAGCAGGAAGGACGCAGGGTATGACACTGACGAGTTCCAAGTGATATTCGGTGTGAGCCTAGCAGGTCCGAACTCTACCGATGCCAAGCGTAGGCTTGCCTTTACCTCACGTGCGTTCGCCGAGTGGGCTGACCGCAACCAAGACTTACTGTAACAGGAGAAAGATTATGTACACGACAGATGACCAGAGGGAACGAGCCTTCAAGCGCAAGCGCATCGAGATCATGCGCAGTGAGAAGTTTGTCGAGCTTGGTCCGCTCATGATGACAGGCACGCGGGAGTTCACCCGAGATGTACCCACTGCATGCACCAATGGCAGGGACGAGAAGTACAACCCTGACTTTATCTTCCAGTGGGGTGACAAGGGTGCAGGGTTCATCACCTTGCATGAGAACTACCACAAGGCGGGTAGGCATCTTGAGATATACGAGCCACTGAGAAGGCTATGCCCACGCACAGCGAACGAGGCTATGGACCACTGGATAAACCTCAACATAGTAGCGGCTGACCCACAGGAGGAGATTGTAGCTATGCCTCGTGACGAGCAGGGTAACCCGATAGGTTGCTACGACAAACGGTTCACTGACATGCCGATCAAGAAGATATTTGAAATCTTGTACGCCGAGAAGTCGCAGGATGATGACGGTGAAGGTGGTGAGGGTGACGGTGGTAACTTAGATGACCACGACTGGGAAGGCGCTAAGGGTATGACAGCCGAGGAGAAGGAAGAACTCAAAGCTGATGTTGGTAGCGCAATACGCCAAGGTCTCATGGCTGCGAAGAAAGTAGGTAAGGGTACGTCTGGTGGTGCGTTCGATCTAGGCTCGTTGCTTGCACCGCAAGTAGATTGGGTTGAGCAGATGAAACACTTTATCCGAGCAGCGTGTACTAAACCTATCAAGGCTAGCTTCGCTCGCATAGACCGTAGGGCATGGATAACTTCTAGAACTGTGTTACCTATCTTGCGCGGCAACTGTGTTAAGGAGCTAGTGGTTGCGCCTGATGTATCTGGCTCGATGTTCTTCGATAACTCTTTCGAGATATGTATGTCTGAGATCGAGGGACTAGCCCAACAGCTAGATGTGGCGAAGATACACCTGATCTACTGGGACGGTTCCGTATGTGCGCACGAGGAGTATACAAGCAGCACCTTCAAGAACTGGCGCACTCTGACTAGACCTCATGGTGGAGGCGGTACAGACCCGACCTGTGTAGCTGACTATCTACGCGAGAATAAGATCAAGCCTGATGCAGCCGTTGTGCTGACTGACGGTGAGGTAATGGGATGGGGCAGATGGGACTGCCCTGTGCTGTGGGCTATACACAACAATCACAACGACATCGTTGCCCCTGTGGGAAAAACAATCAAACTGGAGCGAAGACTATGAACTTCATAATAGACGTGAACGACAACAAGTATGTAGTAGATGCACCCACGCTCAAGAGCATAACCGAATTGCTTTCTGAGTGTCTGATGTTCAGTAAAGAGTACAACAGGGGTGAGAACGGAGGTGATTCGTTCTACACCTACCATGCTTTTGAGCAAGACGTTGAGTCTAGCATGCAGTCGGTACAGGTTATATCCGATGCGACACTCGCGGTAGCTAAGCTAGCAGGACGCAAGAAGTAACAACAAACCAAGGATGTTAGGTGTCACCTAACATCCTCCATCAAAACTAGGAGAAAAAGTATGAGCATTTCATCAAACGCAGTATTAGTACGCCTTAGTATTTCCACTTGGACAGCTAAGAAAGTAGACAAACACCAGAGCGAGAATGTTTCCGTTGCCACTGGTGCAGACAAGAAAGCAGGCAAGTACATCAAGGACACTATGATTGGCTCTACCCATGTAAGCAAATTAAACAAGTTCGCCAACAAGGCTCGCAACGAGTACGCCGAGCGCACGTTACCTTGGGACGACATGGGGGATAGACTTCTAACTACCAGTCTGTTGCTACCGTTCAAGTCAGACTTCAATGGTAAGCGTGACGAGTTTTGTCGGCGCCGCGATTATATCTGTGACCACTACGAAGAGCTGAAGGAAACGGCGGCTAACTATTTGGGAGCCATGTACAACCCAGACGAGTACCCCTCGGTTGACGAGATTTACAGTAAGTATGACTGGAAGTTAACCATAAAAACTGTACCTGACAGCGGACACTTGTACCTAGACCTGCCTGCTGAGGACATGGAAGAACTGCGGGCTTCGTTAGAAGTAGAGAACCAAGAGAAGACTAAGCATGCGATGGACGCTGCGTGGCACAGAATGCACAAGATGTTACTGGGTATGAGTGAGAAGCTGACCGAGACAGACGACGATAAGAAGAAGAGATTTTACGACAGCTTCGTCAGTAACCCGAAAGACCTGTGTGACATTCTTACACATCTTAACATAACCAACGATCCAGAATTGGAACGAGCTAGGGTTATGTTAGAACGTACAATAACAGGCGCAGACATTGATGTGATAAAAGAATCACCCGCTATTCGTGAGGATATGAAGACTAAGGTTGATTCCATTCTTAAACAATTCGATTGGTAGGAGGCAGACATGCAAAACGTATTTACTTACAACGAGCACAGAAACAAAATCTTTGGCGTTGCAGCCGCAGACAAACTGACACACGAGCTACTTTATAATTTTATAGATCGTGTAGCGCACGCTTTCCCCAAGCTAACCTTTGAAGTGTGGGGTGCTAGGAGAGTAGATGTAACTGACGTGTACGGGCATCAAGTCGGCAGAGTAGAGATAGATTTTATAGGTCAATATAACCGCATGGTTTTGGAGCTATGGTCTCCTCGTATGGTAGACAAACGCAACGCGAGAGCTAAGACCGCTGACTTAAACAAAGCAGTAAAGATGTTTGCAAAATACTTTAAGTCAAACACAGACGAAGAGTTAATGGAGACTTACTCTAGCAGATTGGATAGAGTGTTCAGAGGACTTAAAGACCGTTCGGAACAAAGTTTGCGCTGCGTTATGGAAGAACATCTATACAGATTCTTTCAAACAAGTGCCAGGGAGAAGCGATATGAACTTTACTCCCTGCTCGCTTTATCAGAAGAGCAACTAAACGACATTGAAGATAGAGCAGTAGAATATTTTGAACTAACTTCTGATTTACTCACGTTTGGATGCGCTGTGATATTGAAAACCCCAACAGGGTATTTGGTTACGCGTTCCGTTGCAAAAGATTTTGACTCCGCTAAAGTTGAACGGGTCGAAGAAGTTCCCCCTGAGTATAGAGCACAGATAGGACTGCTGAAGTTAGCTTCACACAGAGAGTTCATACCCAACGTAGGGATTAAGTTAGCTAGCTCGCCTGAAACCGTAGAGAGCTACTTGTGCGTAAACCGAAACACCACATGTTAGGTGTTACCTAACATCCTTTCCCCCCTCCCCAAGCCCCGCCTAGTGCGGGGTTTTTTTTGTCTTAAAAAAGATTGACACTGTAAACCCCCTCCCGCATAATAGCCTTATGGCAAATACCCCAGAAAAGAAAGTCAAAGATAAAGTCGTGAAGATTCTTAAGTCTTACGGCATCTATTATTTTTTCCCCACTACGTTTGGCATGGGACGCAGCGGCGTACCAGATATTATTTGTTGCTTTAACGGTAGCTTTCTCGCTGTCGAATGCAAGGCAGGCAAAGGCAAGACCACTGCACTACAAGAGATGGAGATAGCTGCTATCCGCAAAGCGGGAGGCACTGCCTTTGTTATAAACGAAAACAATCTACACGAGCTTGAGGCTCACATAAATGAAAATAATAACTCTAGACTTTGAGACTTATTACGACCGAGCTTACAGCTTGTCTAAACTTACTACTGAAGAATACATACGGGACGAACAATTCGAAGTCATCGGAGTTTCCGTCCAAGAAGATGATAGTAGTTGCAGTAGAAACACATGGTTCTCAGGGAATGAAAAAGAAACGCGGGAGTTTTTAGAACAGTTTGATTGGGAAAACTCTTTAACTGTTGCGCACAACGCTATGTTTGATATGGCTATTCTGAGTTGGCGTTTTGGCATAAAGCCTGCTCGGATTGCAGACACGCTGTCGATGGCTCGGGCAATACATGGCACTCAAGTAGGCGGTAGCTTGAAGGCACTCACTGAGTATTACGGCATCGGTAAGAAAGGCACAGAAGTTCTCAATGCTTTGGGCAAACGCCGTGTGGATTTTACGGAAGAAGAGCTGGATGCGTACGCAGGGTACTGTAAGAACGATACGGCTATTACTTATAAGTTGTTTAAGTGCCTGATGGCTGAAGGGTTTCCCGTAGAGGAACTCAAGCTTATTGACCTGACCCTAAGAATGTTTACTGAGCCAGTGCTAGAAGTAGGCTCCTTCTTATTAGAAAGTCATCTAGAAGAACTCAAGGAGAAGAAGGCAGAGTGGTTAGGTAAGGCTGAGGTAACACGCGAACAGATAATGAGTAACCCGCAGTTCGCCGAGCTACTCAAAGAGCAAGGTGTGGTTCCCCCCACTAAGGTCAGTCTTACCACAGGTAAGGAGACGCTAGCTTTTGCCAAGACAGACGAGGCGTTCCAAGCACTTAAAGAGCACGAAAACCCCATAGTTCAGATACTTGTTAGTGCACGTTTGGGGGTAAAATCCACAATTGAGGAAACTCGGACAGAACGGTTTATCAACATCGGTAATCGAGGCACGCTCCCGATACCTTTACGTTACTACGCTGCTCACACAGGCAGGTGGGGAGGCGACGACAAGATAAACATGCAGAACCTACCCCGAGGCTCGATACTCAAGAACGCTATGCTAGCCCCACACGGCTATGTGTTTTTAGATTGCGACTCCTCACAAATTGAAGCAAGAACCTTGGCATGGCTCGCAGAACAAGATAATCTGGTGGGTACGTTTGCCCGAGGTGAAGATGTGTATAAGGTTATGGCTTCCTCTATATACGGTAAGCCAGAGGACGAGATCAATAAGGACGAGCGGTTCATAGGTAAGACCACGATCTTGGGGTGTGGCTATGGCATGGGAGCTGCGAAGTTCCAAGCCCAACTGAAGTCTATGGGGGTAGAGCTTGCCCAAGACGAGTGTGAAAGGATTATACGCATATACAGAGGGGCTAACCCTGCTATCACACGGTTGTGGCAAACCTGCAACGACGCACTTACCGCTATGGTAAGAGATCAAACCGTAACACTAGGTAGAGGGGGCTTGCTCAAGGTGGAAGGCAAACGGGGTATAAGACTGCCCAATGGTCTATATATACAGTACCCCAACCTGCGCCAACGTGTAGACGAGGAGACTGGTAGGAAGGAGCTAGTCTACGATACCAAGAGGGGTAGGGCAGTTATACCCAACCGTATCTATGGTGGGAAGGTGGTGGAGAACCTATGCCAAGCCCTTGCCAGACTCATAATCGGGCATCACTTGTTGTTGATAAACAAGAAACTCAAGGTGGTCATGACCGTGCACGATGCGGTAGGCTGTATAGCCCCCGAACAAGAAGCTGAAGAAGCTATGGACTATATATACCACTGCATGAAGCAGACGCCAGAATGGGCAGAGGGCTTACCCTTGGACTGTGAAGGCGGGTTCGGAGCTTCATACGGAGAATGTTAGTGGAGTGTTGTTACCCCAGCGGGCGGTGGGTAGGTTTGTTCATAGCCAGAAAACACCCGCAGTGTATAACAAGCACATTAGCCCTCTTTTCGCACGGAAGGAAGGCCCTCCAGCTTGTGTGTACACCGGCTAGCCCACGCTACGGGCTTCTACTAAGGAGATAATTATGAACGATAAAGACCCAGTGATCGTGGACTTAGATAGGTACCTGACTACGCTAGAAGAAGATTACGAAGACCCGTACGACAGAGAGCGAGCGCGTCAAGAGTACCTAGCAGACCAAGAAGACTCGATAGATGACGACTATTGATTCTTTAAACGCCTACATACAGGCAAAGAACTCAAGCACGGATACATTGCTTGCTAAAGGAGATGGGTATTTCTACTTCACAGAAGGCGAGGGCGAGATACTTATCGATTGTTTAACCCGATGCACCTACAAGCAGTGGTGCGAAATGATAGACCAATATATAGAATGTGACTTTTAAGGAGATAAACTTATGGCAACCCGAAATAAAAAAGCAAAGATAAGTAATGTAAACGATCTACGTAACAATTTATCTGACGTTTTTGAAGCGTTACGTAACGGTGATATAGCGCATAAAGAAGCTAAAGAAATTTCTAACTTGGCAGGGAAGATGATTAACTCCGCTAAGGTGCAGCTCGATTACCACAGTCTTCGTAAGGACGAAGATTTTAAGATAGATTTCTTACACTCCGAGGATAAATAGTTGTGGAGGTAAGGAAGTGTTGCGGGTGCGGTAAAACGCACCCTCTTACCAAAGAGTTTTTTAAAAGCGCTAACCGGCATGGTGTTGTTGGTTATACACACAAGTGTAAGGCATGTTACCGCACAGATGACAAAAAGCGTTACGCGGAAAAAAGAAAAATGCTTCCCAAAATTAAAATACGTTTAGAGGAAGAAAAAACAGGGCGGCGACAGTGCAGAAATTGTGCCGTGTACAAACCGCTTAGCACTGAGTTCTTTACTAAAAAAACAAAATCTGAAAAGCAGGGAGGGTACGTCTTTTTCTATAGAACTTGTATAGTTTGCGAACGCAAGCAGGCAGCTAAAAAACGAGCTACCCCTGCTTATGCTAAACGCATGAAAGAACTACAGCGGGCGTACGCTGTAAAAAATAAAGATAAGAAAAACGCATACGCCGTTAAGTGGCGTGAGCAAAACCCAGAAAAACTAAAACGTGCGCAAGAAAAACAAAACTTACAGAGGCGCACCGACCCCGAATACAAAGAGAAAGTGCGGCAATATTACTACGCACACACGAAGAAGAAGAGGTTGGATGCAGACTATTACTTCAAATTCCGAGCTGCGTATGGGACTAGGTTAAAAACTAGCGAAATACCCCAAGAGCTTATAGAAGTTAAAAGAGCGCACATACTTTTACAGAGAGAAATTAGAAAGCTAAAAGAGGGAAACAAATGACTACTAGAGCAGAGGTATTAAAAACTATAGAAAAGATTGAGTTAGACCTTGCCGAAACGTTGAAGCGCCCCACGGTTATGCAGCGGTTAAAATTCTTTTTGTCCCACAAGACAATATCCTCGTGGCGAAAGAACTCTATTAGGATAAAAGCAGAACGCAAAGAAAAAGTAAAAAGGCTAAGAACCAGAAAAGAAAACCTATTAAAAGCCCTGAGCATTTGGTTAGATGCGGGGGATATTATCGGCAAGTACGAAACTAAAAGGGAAACACATGAGTGGTAAAGGTAGCAGACGTAGACCCCTGCTTATCCCTGCCAAAGACTTCGGGGAGAACTGGGCAAAAATCTTTGAGAAACCAAAACAGACGGAGAAAGAAAATGATATATGCGCAAATGGCGAAGCCGACCGACCCACTGCCGAAGGAGACAGCCCTACAGAAACAGACGGGCGGGACGCATTATAAGAACATGGCTATCCAACCTGCTGAGTATGCAGAGAAGAACGGCTTGTCACTACTAGAAGGTAATGTAGTAAAGTATATAACTAGATGGAAGTTGAAAGGGCAACCCTTAGCGGACTTAGAGAAAGCTAAACATTGCATCGACCTGCTAATCGAGATACATAACGTCAAATGAAAATAACAATAGAAGTAGATGGTACTGACGCCGAAGAGATTATGGCTATGCTACAACGTGCAAGCGAAGCGGTGGAAAAGCTAGAAGCCATACTTCAGGAGTTCGAAGATGCTGATAAAGTGTAACGCCGCAGACCATCTGTATTTGATTGACGACGACCCTGTGCGAGCGAAGTTATTTGAGGACAACAGTGTGCGGTTTGAAGACCCGTTCCATGTGTACGCAGAAGTAAACGACGAGACGGGGGAGATAGCCGCAGTTGTTTGCACAATCATCTGTAAGTTTGTGCCACAAGATGAGTACCAGTTAAAACTTATTGCTATGGGTAATCTCGAACAGATTGAAGAAGAGCTTAAAGAACGTGAAGAACTACATGGGGCACTTGGCACGGTGCTGTGCCCCTACTCAATATGGTCATACCAGAAAGGACACGGAAAGAAACTAATCAACAACCTATTAGAAGCGGCACCTGTAATGCACCCAGAGATAGACGCAGTAATAACTATGTCGCCCCATACGGATACAGCATTGCGGTTTCACATGCGTAATGGAGCAGCAATATTTTCCACCAACACTAAATGTGTTAACTATGAATATGAGGTAGAAGATGTCTTACTCCACTGAAACACTTGAGGGTAGCTTATCCATGCCAGAGAAATGCGAGTGCAACAAAGCTTCGCCTTCAAAGATATGTCGTAGACCGTATTACGATGCTTTTGATAACTGTTTAATTTGTTCTCATGACAGAGCCTGCCATAGGGACGAAGAGGAGGAATAGCTTATGTTTGTTAGTATACAGCAAATACCTAAGCAGCATTATGTTAAACCTGCTGACGTAGAAAAAGTAGCAAAAATATTCGATGTAACTAAGCGGGCATTTAGTATCGCATTGCTAGAGGCGAGATGGGATTCTTTCGACCATGAAACCCGTGTACGAGCAGCTAAAACTATACGGTGTTTAAAAACCAAAAGGTTTTTCAGATGATTACCCCTGCTCTTATGTGCGTCGCTATGGCGGTGTACTTTGAAGCAAGGGGTGAGCCGACAGCAGGACAAATTGCTGTAGCCCATGTAATCAAAAACAGAATTGAAGACCCACGTTACCCAGATAATGCGTGTGACGTGGTTAAGCAAGGGTACTACTGGAATGGTGTGCCCATAAGAAACAAGTGCCAGTTTAGTTTTTATTGTGACGGTAAATCGGACGACCCGAAGAATAAACAGGCATGGTTTAACGCGTTATACATTGCGCACTTGAGTGGGTTCGTACCTGATATTACAGATGGCGCGACCCATTACCATAGTACAAAGGTGTTTCCTGAATGGGCTTACACTGGAGAAGTTACAACCAAGATACACAGGCATGTGTTTTATACAGGTATTAACTAGTGACCACGACATGGATTAATGTTTTAACCCCAGAACAAAAAGAAGAACAGCGCAAAGAGATAGAAAAACATATAAAAGAATACTTAGCCAAAGGCGGGAAGATAACTCAGTTGCCTAGCAATGTTTACACAGACTTAGATGTAGAGGGGAAAATTAAACGCGTGCAAAGGGAGAAAATAAATGAAGTTTAAAATACTTAACGACGTCCCTATCCCCGAGCGGAAGACGGGACCAGAATCTAAATTTGACCCTTTGCTTACGATGAAAAAGGGACAATCTGTTGTTGTAAAAACCTTAAACGACGCCAAAGCAGTACAGATGCTATTCAGTCGCCACAACATGCTAGCTACAATGCGCAAGCAAAGAGATGGCACTTACATGCTTTGGAGGATTTTTTAATGTACGAATATAACTGTAAGATTGTGAGGATAATTGATGGTGACTCTATCTTGGTTGACATTGATTTGGGCTTTGGTACTTGGCGCTGTGGTGAGTCTATCCGTCTTTTTGGCGTGGATTGCCCCGAGTGTCGTAGCAGAGACCCGAAAGAAAAAGCAGCAGGGCTTGCCGCAAAGGAATTTGTCAAGGGATTGCTACACGATGGCGGGACTTACACTCTCACCACAAAAGAAAAAGGAAAGTTCGGACGATACTTAGGTGTTATAATGTTGAGCGACAAAACTTCAGTTAATGCCGCACTAGTAAGTGAACACTTAGCTGTACCGTACCATGGGCAAAATAAACAAGAAATAGAAGACGCCCACGCAGCGAACTACGAAATTCTAAAAGAGAAGGGTCTCTTATGACAGCTTGGTCTTACAGCAGTTTAAACACGTTCAAACAATGCCCCAAGAAATACTACCATTTACGAATCATCAAGGATGTTAAAGATCAAGGCAGCACAGCTACTGTATATGGTCAAGAAGTGCATAAGGTAGCGGAAGAGTTTATACGAGACGGGGTACAGGTACCTAAAAAGTACGCATTTATAAACGGCGTACTAGATGCATTAAACAAAATAGAAGGCGAGAAGCTTTGCGAATTAAAGTTGGGCGTCGCTAAAACTGAGGACGGGTACGAGCCTGTAGATTTCTTTGCCGATAATGTGTGGTGGCGTGGTATAGCAGACCTCGTAATAATAAACGGAGATACCGCACATTCTATAGACTACAAGACAAGCAAGAATGCGAAGTACGCGGATACTAAGCAGCTAGACGCTGTAGCTGCCGGGCTGTTCACCCACTTCCCAGAGCTTAAGAAAATTAAATCCGCTCTAGCCTTTGTGGTTAGTAAAGAGTTTATACAGAAAGAACACGTAGTAGAAAAGAAGGAAGAGTACTTTGGTGCATTTGAACCGGACCTAGAACGGCTAGAAGTAGCACAGGAGTCTGGCGTATGGAATGCAATTAGCGGTCCTCTGTGTGGATGGTGTCCGGTAACTAAGTGTGAACACAACAGGAAACGATGATATGACTAAGAGTAAACGAAATTACAAATCCGAGTATGAAAACTACCAAGGCACCGAAGAGCAAAAGAAGAAACGCGCTCAACGCAATGCCGCCCGTCGCAAAGCCGAGCGAGAAGGTAAAGTAAGTAAAGGTGACGGCAAGGACGTAGCGCATACTAAAGCTATGGACAAGGGCGGTAAAAACTCTGACGGCACTAAGGTAGAGACAGCAAGCCGCAACCGTTCCTTCAAGCGAGATTCCAAGGGCAACCTTGTATCTGAAACCAGTAAGCGTGAGCGCAAGAAGACGTCTAAAGCATGAGAATAGTTAAAGATAAGGCGCTAGTTCTCAAGACTCGGCGCCCAGAGTTAGTCACGGATAAAATAAAGAACTGCAAACGAGTCGGTGAAAAAGACGGTTTTGTAGAGCTAGCGGTTAAGTGGCAGTATGAAGAAGCTTCTGCTCTTGCTGAGTTAGGCGCTAAAGAAGTGCCGTCTCCTATGCTTAGAGACTACGAATGGACTGGCAAGCTAACGCCTTTTGACCACCAGAAAGAAACCGCATCATTCCTAAGCCTGTACAAGAAAGCGTTCTGCTTTAACGAGGCAGGTACGGGAAAGACGGCATCGGTTATCTGGGCGGTAGATTACCTAATGAAACTGGGCTTGGTGAAACGCGTGCTTGTCGTATGCCCGCTTTCTATTATGAAGTCCGCTTGGCAAGAAGACTTATTTAAGTTCGCCATGCACCGTAGTTGTTCAGTTGCACACGGCTCCTCTACTACAAGAGAGAAGATAATTAACGCCGGTTCTGAGTTTGTCGTAATAAACTTCGACGGTGTTGCCGTGGTGAAAGACACGATCTTGCGAGGCAACTTCGATCTCATCGTAGTGGACGAGGCTAACGCATACAAGAACTCGCAAACCAATAGATGGAAAGTAATGCGGGATTTGTGCAAAGGAATCGACAGGTTGTGGATGCTAACTGGTACACCGGCAGCGCAATCTCCTCTAGATGCCTACGGCTTAGCTAAGTTAGTAAGCCCACACCGAGTACCTAAGTATTACACTCCCTACCGTGATGCAGTCATGTATAAGGTGGCGCAGCACATATGGCGTCCTAAGCCTAATGCGGACAAGATCGTGCATAAAGTATTACAGCCTGCAATTAGGTTTGAGAAAGATCAATGCTTAGACCTGCCGTCTGTTGTTTCTGTAGAAAGAGAAGCCCCGCTTACTGCGCAGCAAGAAAAGTATTATAAACTCCTTAAAAAACAAATGACTATGCAGGCAGCAGGTGAGCAGATAACTTCTGTAAACGCCGCTACTAACTTGAATAAGTTGCTGCAAATATCAGGAGGTGCGGTCTACTCGGACGATAGAGAAGTTGTGCAGTTCGATGTGAAGAATAGACTTAACGTAGTACTTGAGGTTATCAACGAAGCTCCGCATAAAGTATTGGTTTTTGTTCCTTTTACGCACACGATAGATTTGCTAAAGGACTTTCTAAACAAGAACAAAATACCGTCGGAAATCATCTCGGGTAAGGTTACGTTAAACAACCGCAGTAAAATTTTCAAAGACTTCCAAACCAAAGCTGACCCGCAAGTACTTATCATACAACCACAAGCTGCATCGCACGGACTTACCCTGACAGCGGCGGATACTATAATTTGGTACGCCCCTGTAACTAGCGTAGAAACTTACTTGCAAGCCAATGCCCGTATAGACAGGCCGGGGCAAAAGCACAGTATGACCATCGTGCACATACAAGGTAGTGAGGTTGAGGCTAGGCTGTACGCGATGCTGAAAAACAATGTTCTTAACCACAACAAGATTGTAGAACTTTATAGAAAAGAAATAGAATAACTGTTGACATTGTCTATCCAAATGGTATTCTCTCTATCCCCCTTATTGGAAGGAAGGAGCAATGGAAGACAAAACCGCAGGAAAGATGGTGGCAGCGTACATAAAGCTACGCGAAGCCATCCAAGCAAAAGAAGACGAGATAAAAGCACTAAAAGAAAAACAGGCACTCGTTAGTGCCAGCATGCTAGACCTATGTTCCAAAGAAGATATAGATAGCATAAAGACTCCCTTTGGTACGCTGACCCGCAGGGTTTATTCCTCCTACTGGACTAGCGATTGGGACCAAATGTATAAGTTCATCGCAGAAAACGATGCTTATCATCTACTAGAGAAACGAATTCATAACGCCCACATGAAAGAGTTTCTCGAAGAAAACCCCGACGCACTGCCTATCGGACTGCAATCAGACCGTAAGTATGCTGTCTCTATACGTAAACCAACTAAGAAATAGGAAATCTTATAATGAGTAACAATGTTTCAATTTTTACAGGACAAACCGGCGTGTCTACAGAGCGCCGCCAAAGCGCCTTGGCACAAAAGCTTGCCACTACTTCTACAGTAAGCAACCGCCGCATTCAGGCTAACATCAACGGCACGTTTAAGAAGATGGTTAACGGAGAGCAAGTTGGTAACGCTATCCGAGGTGAGTTCAATGCTATTGTTGTTGGCATGCTGACTAATGTCTCTCGCATCTACTACAAGGAAAAGTTCGACCCCAACAAAGAAGCTACGCTACCTAACTGCTGGTCAAACAACGGCGACAAGCCTGAAGCAGGTGCATCCGACCCACAGCATGGTAACTGCGCAGACTGCCCTAGAAACATAAAAGGCTCGAGTGATAATGGCGGTAAAGCTTGTCGCTACCAACGCCGAGTTTCTTTAATGCTTGAGGGTGATGAGTCTGGCACAGTGTACCAGTTTAACATCCCAGCAAAATCTCTGTTCGGTAAAGGCACTGGCAACATCCACCCTTTTGAAAGTTACGTTAAGTTCCTCGTAAATAACGGCATGTCACCTGACCTCGTTGTAACTAACATAAGCTTCGACAGCAACGCAGAAACTATGGAGCTAGTATTCTCTCCAGTACGCGAGGTCAGCGATGCAGAGTATGCGCTAGTTTTAACGGCACAAGAACGCCCTGAGACCGAGATGTACACTAAGCTCACTGCTGCGCAGACTGATGGAGTAAGCAAAACTCCAAAGCTTGATAAGCCTGCACCTGTAGTCACGCGTTCCGAAGAACCTGAAGAGGAAGAAGTAGCGGAGCCAGTAAAGCGCACTAAGAAGAAGGAAGAAGAAACTCCTGCGGCTGAAAGCGAAGACCCGCTAGCATCTATTATTGACGAGTGGGGGAGTGAAGACGCCTAATGAGTTACGGATATAGCCTAAAACTTATGGAGTTAAATAAGGCTGCCGACAAAAAGCTTCTTGGCGTTTACTTTGGCGCGGTGTGCATCAAACACGATGTGCCCGTTGCCGAAGTGGCTAAGAAATTAGATGTCAGCCGTCAAGCCGTCTATAACTGGTTTGCAGGAGTTTCCAATCCTAAAGCCCCAGTAGCAATGAAGATAGAAAAATTCATAGCGAAGTTGGAGCAATAGCCTAATGGAAAACGCAGACCTCATAGACCTAGTACGCCCTGCGGGTGGGTGGTACGGTTTTCTTGCGGTCAAAGATAAGACTACAACGCGTCAGTTTATGGTGGAAACCAGAGAGGAACTAGACGCCGAGATAGAAAAATATGTAGCAGATAGATGGTGCGTATTCTTTGCTTTGGCAAAGTTTGAAAACGGTAAGAGCCGTACACAAGATAACGTCGAGTCTCTCAAGTCATATTGGGTAGACATAGACTGTGGACCAAACAAGTCCTTTGCGGACGAAAAAACTGGCAGGCCAAGTGGGTACGAAACACAACAAGACGGACTAGTAGCACTACGTAAGTTTTGTTTAGACGTCGGACTACCGAAGCCAATGCTGGTTAACTCGGGTAACGGGCTGCACGCTTATTGGCCTTTGGCTGAGGACGTGCCTAGGGATGAGTGGACACTGGTAGCTAAAAGACTTAGGCAGCTCTGCATAGATAAAGAGTTCTATATAGACACTAAGGTATTTGAGTCTGCTAGGGTGTTACGTCCACTCAACTCTTTTAACTTCAAAGGAGACGCTGACGGGGTAGAGCCAAAGCCGGTTAAGCTTATAAGCGTAGTAGACCCCATTCCCTTCGGTGTTATCCGAGATATTGTAGGGGTATCACAAGGGGAAACAGTAAAGCCTAGGCGACCTATGTCCGCCATGGGCAAAGCGTTAATGCAAAACAACGACTCCGTGTTCTCTAAGATCATGCAGTTAACTGGTAAAGGAGAAGGGTGCAATCAACTCGCAGCCTGCTACACCGACAGGGCTACCCTCGCAGAACCACGTTGGTTCGATGCTCTCTCCGTTGCTAAGTTTTGTTCTGACCGAGACACAGCGATACACAAGCTGTCTGAAGGGCACCCAGACTACGACTATGCGCTAGTAGAGAAAAAAGTACTGGGCATAAAAGGCCCGCATAGTTGTGTCGAGTTTGAGATAAATAACCCCGGCGGGTGTGAGGGTTGCCCGCACAGAGAAAAGATTAAAAGTCCTATATCTCTGGGTCGTGTCATTGCTAGGGCCAAAAGCTCTACGGTCACGGTTGCTGTAGAAGGCGAACTGGTAGAAGAGCACAAGATACCTACTCTCCCTGATGGTTACTTCCGAGGTGCTAACGGGGGTATATACAAAGAAGGAGAAAACGGCGACGACGAAGACGAAGCTTCTAAACCTAAGCTCGTATACGACAATGATTTGTACGTAGTTAAGCTCATGGAAGACCCCATAGTTGGGTTCGTCGCAGTGCTCAAGCACCACTTACCAAAAGACGGTGTAAAGGAATTTGTAGTATCTAACACAAAGCTTACCGAGCGTGGTGAGCTGCGTAAAGAACTAGCTAAGTACGGCGTAGTCGGCAACGAGACGCGCCATAAGTATATAACGGAGTACTTGTTGGCTTTTATTAGAGAGCTTCAACATGTGAACAAGGCACAGATTATGAGATCGCAATTTGGATGGGCTGATAACGACAGCGTATTTATTGTAGGCGACAGGGAAATAAAAGCTACGGATACTTACCATAGCCCCCCTGCTAGCGCCATTGCTAATATGGTTCCTTACTTCCAGCCGAAAGGCTCATTGGAAAGGTGGAAAGAAGTTTTCGAGCTGTATAGTAGGGAAGGACTCGAAGTGCAGGCGTTTGGTGCATTGTCTGGTTTTGGCGCCCCACTACTAAAGTTTACTGGGCAAAAGGGTGCGGTAATAAACTTTATCCACTCCGACTCAGGCACGGGCAAGACAACAATCTTGCGTATGGCTAATAGCATATTCGGTGATCCTGAAATGCTGCTTGGCACGCCTGACGATACCGATGTCGGAAAGATATTGAAGATTGGTTTCTTGAATAACATAGTTAACACCATGGACGAGATAACCAACATGAGTCCGGCTGACGCATCGAGAACGCTGTATGCTTACTCACAAGGTAGGGGTAAAGATAAAGCAAAGGCTAGTGCAAACGAGCTTCGGGAGAACAGCATAACGTGGAGGACAATCTCCATAGCAAGTTCTAATGCGTCGTTCTACGAAAAGCTTGGCGTACTTAAAAATAACCCTGATGGCGAGATGATGCGTCTACTAGAATTTAAAGTTCCTTACACGGCAGAACCTATTATCTCTACTCAAGAAGGGAAGGACATACTAGATCACATGTTGAATAGTAACTACGGAGTAGCTGGGGAAGTTTATATGCAGTATGTAATAAGCAACCTAGAAGAAGTAAAGGACCTTATATTTAAGGTGCAAGCCAAGATTGATAAAGAGCTTCGCCTTAGTCAGAGGGAACGTAATTGGTCTGCTGTACTAGCGGTAAACATTGCAGGGGGCTACATAGCTAAAAGGTTAGGTTTATTAGAAGGGTGGAACATTGGAAAAATCTATAGCGAAATATCAAAGCATGTACTTGAGATGCGCAAAGATACAACGGCTCCGGTGAGCAACCCTAGCACCGTGGTAGGTGACTTCATTAACCGACACAATAACAACATGTTAGTAGTAGAAGACGGCGTGGACCAACGCACTAACATCGGTAAGTTCCCAGAGCTTCTACCAAAAGGTGCGCTCTTAATGCGGTATGAACCCGACACAAAGAGGCTATTTATAACCGCTAAAACGTTTAAAGATGACTGTGTAGACCTGCAAATTAACTACAAAGACACCTTAAAACAGTTAGAGAAAAACGGTGTACTATTAAAAATAGATAATAAGCGCTTAGCTAAGGGCAGTAGTTTAATGTCCACGGCAGTACGGTGTTTGATATTTGACGCTAGTCATCCAGACTTCTTGGACATGGATGCACTTATACCTACGAGTGACGAAGATGCAGGTGGAGAAGGTTAGGTACGAGATAAACTGGAAAAATTTTAAGGTGGGGTATTCTTTCTTTATACCCTGCCTTGATCCACCGAATGCCCTAAAAGAAATAACCCCGACTCTAAAACGTCTGAAGTACAAGTTCGTACACAAGATCGTTTTAGAAGACGGGGTTCAAGGCATCCGTGTTTGGCGAGTGTAACTACTCGAAGAATTCGTCGGTCTTATAGCGCAAGCTCTTAGTAAACGTAATACCAGCTCTGGTTTGTTCGTTGTTCTTTTTACTTGCCGCCCACGAACGTTCCAGAGTTCTTTCATCCATAAGAGCAGGGAACTGCCTTCTAAAGTTAGCAGCCTCTCGCTGAGCTTCTCTTATAGCATCAGGGTCTCTTCTATACTTAGCCTGTTTGTATGCGTTTAGTATGTCTTGTTTACGCTTAAGTACTGCATTTTCGTACTCTTTAGCCGCTGCTCTTTGTTGATAAGTGTTAGACAAATCCGCAGGGATAAAACCTATAGCCTGCGTTAGTAAATTCCAACTGCTAAAGTCTGTGTCTATCGGGTCTCCATCTCTGTTACGCGCCCCTTCCATAGAGAATCGCCAAGTCTTTATTAAATTTCGTGCAGCAGTCGGGAAAACACCTTCAAATCCCCGTGCGTACCTACCTTCTTGGAAGTCTTCTACTGCTCGTTCAGCTCCTATGAAGTAGGAACCCATAGGACCAGCTAAGCTAAACAGCACGGTGCGGGTGTACCCGAAGTCTTCTATACTCTTGGGATCATCTCTCCATAAGATGTCGTTACCCAACGCTGCCCTTGAGCTTAAATCTATGTTTAATAAAGTAGCTAGCATGCCGTCGTACATTGTCTGCCCAAACACTTCTCTAAGCTGTTCTCTGGCGTTGTAGGGTTCGTCGTCATCTTCGTCCCTTAACAGTTTCTCAGCCATAGTCATAAGTGTGGTCATAGCCCCGACAAGCGGCATGCCCTTAGCACCTAACAATGCGTAACTTAACCCGTAGGTGCCTAGTACTTGGCGTATAGCTACGCGTCTAGCTTCAGGAGATATTTGACCCCCCGCTAGGTTTTTGTTTGCGATAGCCATTGCTAGTGAGTTGATAACAACAAAGGCTTGTTGGAACACAATGTTCTTGAACGTCCAAATTACACGCCCAAAATCGTTCTGCATCCACCTAGGCATAGTCTCAGCCATACCACCAGTGTGTGCGTCGCGTGTCATTTTAGCCGCGAAGTCTATTGCGGCTCGCTCGTTGTTAGCTGGTACACCCTCAGAAGGTATGCCAAATTCCATAGCCAAATCAAACGCAGCTATAGCCGTTGTAGCCCGCATATAGCGCTCACTTGCGGAGAAAGGTATAGAGAATAAATCTACTACTTTGTACTGCAACCCAGAAAAATCTTTGCCTTTAGTCTTACCACGTTCTAAAGCTTCTCTGGCTGTTGTATGTTTTAACAAACCACGATTATCTAATTGCTCGTACAAGTTTTTGTATTTGCCAGTTCCCCATGTATCGCCATTCATAGCGACCCTACCAGCATCAACTAAAGCACGCGTAGCATCGTTGTACGTAGTCCTAGCACCCAGCATAGGGGTAACCATAAATATTAAGCCAGTAAGGTTGACCACCGCCGAAGATACACTACCTAATATAAATTCTATGTAACTCGCATAGGTAAGGCCTGCTGCAAGAGGGTTAAAATTAGGGTTAAGTAAAAACTCTTTCTTCCCTACTATAGATTCCTTTGCTGCTTCAACCGTGCTGTCGCCTTTTGCGTTTGTATCTTCTATAGCCTTAATAGCCATTTCTATTCTGGGGTTGTACTGAGTAGTAGCAAGTTTATTGGACCACTTAATCGCTGTGTTTGCGTAAGCTGTTATTAAATCCCGGTCCATACCCGGCTTATTTTTAGCCTTTTTAAACTGCTGCATTATAGACTTAGCAGGGAACATAGAAATGTACTGCTGGTACACACCATCAATGGTGTCTTCGTCTACGCCGTTCTTACGCATCTCAGTAATAAGTTGAGTTACGAATCGTCCTTCCGGCAGACCTTTAGGTGTTTTTACGTCGTTTATATTTTTATGCCGCTTAGGGTTTACGACGTTTTTAAAATCGCCAGAGAATTTAGATGCCTTAAATTGCTCCTCTAACCTGCTTATTTCTTGGTCTATTTCTCTAGGAGAATCTCTAGAAATACTAACTTCCACGGGGTTACCGTCCGCGTCTAAATCTGTAATGTCGTTGTAGACTAGCCAGAAATCTTTGTCTCTAGTAAACGGAACGTAAGCAGTGACACCTTCTAACGTAGCAAATTGCTTCATTAGGTTTGAAGCGGCAGTTTCAGGTAGCAGCTCGGTAATAACATCGACATATTCTTGTAAGTACCGGTCTAATTCTTCCCTAACTTTTTTGTATACCAACTGCAAACCTTGGGGGTTGTTTACGTTTCCTTTATCCAAGTTGTTAAAGCGCGCTACTAATTTTTTGTACGCCTCTTTCCCTGCTTGGCCGGTAGGTTCAGGCTTAAAAATATCTATACCAGCAAGTCTGGCATCTATAGCGAAGTCATTAAGCGCTTCCTTTTTTGCACGAGTAGAGGCTCTTTCTATCTTAGCCATCTCTTGTATGTTTTTACTTATAAGGTCTATGCTTTTATCTACAAAACCTCTTTTTGTTTCCAACGCTGTTATTAGCGGAGATACAGGCAACTTGTCGCCAAGCAATGTCGCTGTGTTGTACAAGGATGAAGCGCCAAACGCTTTAGTTTTAAGCCCTACTCCGGCTTTAGACAGTGTGCGAAGTGCTTGCTCGTTAGTACGTCGCGCAAGGTTACCCTCAACAGCTTGCATAACTGAGTCAACATTTCCGCTACCCAAGTATAAAGTTTCAGTTAGCGACGGCTTTACTTTGTTTGATACGTCTATAACCTTGCTTAATAACTTGCCTGCTTCTTTATAGGCTGTAGAACCTGTAGTGTATCCAAGGTAGTTAAGGATAGCATCAAGGATACGGACAAACATGTTCGCGCTTTTCGGGGCTTTGATTTGTTTTAGTAACGCTTGGAACTCTCCGTTACCCACGTACTCAGCCGCAAATTCTTGCAGATTTCTACCCCCGTAAGCATCGCCCAGTTCTAACTTGATCTCTTCAAAGAACTTAGTAAACTCTTTAGTTATCTTTAAGTCTGGGTTATTTAGCGGCTGCGCTACAACGGCGTGCGTAGTTTCATGGAGTAAAGTATGCTCGTTCAAACCCGTGGTGGGGCTTAAACTAATTTCGTTTGCTAAGGGATTGTAAGAACCATTTCCGCCAGTCGTAAGTTCCTGTACGTATATAGCGGTCTTCATTTGCACTTTATTGTTTAGGCGTTTGATAAGATCAGTTAAGTCTTTATCTGCCCCGCGTGCATTCCTAGCCGCGATAACACTTTGCACAGCTCTACGAATACTGCCTTCAGCAATATTTTTCTTCGCGCTCTCGTCTAGTTCTGGCCCTACATAAGCAGGAGTCTTGTTAAAGAAGTCGCCGTGCTGCTCTACTATTGCGTTATTTATTTGCTTGGGCGTAAACTTAGGGTTCTCTAACTTTATTTCGTCAAACCTTCGAGTGTAAAACTCTCTATATTCTGCCGGTGCGTTGTCAATAAAGTCTTGGCGTTCTTTAGAATACTCGCTTCTTTCAGGAATTTCTTTCTCCGCCGCTTTAACGTCTTTATCCTTCGCTGCAAGTGATTCCGCTTCGTCGTCTCTTCGCTCTTTGTCTGCTTTTTTCTTGGCTTCTTTTTTGGCTTCTTCCTTTTCTTCGGGAGTTTTTGCTTTTATCTTTACTCTATCAGGTAGACCTTTTTTATCTTTAGCATCTATTTTTGCACCCTTACCGGTGTTCATTTTTCTAGTAGTGTCAGCCAAGTCTACTTTTAAACTAGTAGCGCTTTTCTTTGAGTCTTCTCTTGTCTTTCTACCTTCCGCGTTTTTCTTGTTAATCGGTAAATTTTCTAGGGTTTCCTCTACAAACTTTATGTTCCTGTCTACGGCGTTATTCACCGCAACGGACATATTTTTTTGCACCCACTCAAGTGCTCTTTGCGGGTCTGTTTTAAATTCCGCTTTTTTATTCACCCGCTTTTCAGTCTGGGCAAAAGTTTCTGGCTCTGTGTACTCTGGGTTAGCCTCTGCTACTAAAACCGCAAGAGCTTCGGCTGGTCCAAACTTGTGGAAGTAGTTAACAGCTATCTGTCTAGGAGTAAGCTTTTTACCCGCTACTGCTTTTTTAGGGCCTGCTTTCCTCTTAAGCTGTTCTATATCGAATACTACGTTGTCGCTAACTTTCTTATTAGCTAGCGTACTTACTATATCTTTTTGTTCTCGAGGAGCGGCAGCTTTTCTAATCGTCTCCAAGCGAGCTGCGTTTTTACTGCTTTCAGGGGTATCGTCAGTTTTTTTATCCGAAGACTTTTCAGCGGCTTTATCGTCAGCTTTTTTAGCGGCAGGTTTTTTAGCGGCAGGTTTTTTAGCGGCAGGTTTTTCAGCGGCTTTAGCGGCAGCTTTTTTAACTGAAGGTTTTTCCTCTGGTGCAGCAGCTCTGTTTTCAGCTAGAGCTAGTAGTGCCTTAGATGTTTCTCTATCAGGCGCGTTTGCTAGTAACTCATTTAGTTCTTCATCAGAAAGTTCACGTGCTTCAGGTGCGGTGGATTCGCCGACTACAGGTTTTCTAAAGCTACGTTGTCTTTCTGCTTCGCGCACTAAGGCATCAAAATCTTCGTCGGTTAAGTCAAAGCCTTCTTGCTCGTTAACCCCAAGCTCTTGATATACTAGTAAAGCTTTTTCTGGGTCTTTTAACTGACCAATGCCATCGTCTTCTTGCGTTTTTGCTACAGGTTCAACAACTTCTGTTACCGGCTCAGCAGTCTCAGCACCCTCAGCAGGTTCGGCAACAACTTGTTCTACAGTTTCATCAGTGATGATAGTTGGTTCTTTTATACCTGCTTCTGTGTCCTCTACCATAGGACCATCAAACACTGCGCCGTCAGACTCAGCATCTGCAAGCAGGTCTAACATTTGTTCGCTATTTAACCCAGCAAGTTCTTGCTCAGTCACATCATATTCATTAGTAAGGAACCCAAGCAGTTCTTTAGACCATACGGGCTTATCTTGTGGGATGTCTTCCCTAATATCTTCGGCAGCTTTCTTTTTAGCTTCTTCTTTTGCTCGGGCTTCTTCTCTTGCTCGAGCTTCTGTTTCTTGCGTAGCAAAACCCGTAGGCACACCAGTACCAGCAACAACCTCAACCCCGGCCTCAACCTTAGCATCAGCATCAGCATCAGCATCAGCATCAGCATCAGCATCAGCCTCAGCCTTAACCTCATCAACCACTACTTTGTCTTTTACTTTTGGTTCCGAAACCAAACCTTCCGGCTCTAAATTTCTTATTACCGCTTTTACTTTCTTAATTATTTCGGGGTTGGTAGCGGTCTTTAAATAATCCTGCAATGCTACCTTTACTTCCGCAGCTTGTGCTGGATCAGTAAGGTCTTTGCCAGCCAAAGGTCCATCAGGACGCAATATTAGTGCACCGGGTGCAATACCTAAATTAGTTAACCCCCATTTTTTTAACCCTTCAGGGTCGGAAGGTATTTTCAGTGCAGCAGCTTGGTCAGCAATAATTTTGTCTGCGGCTGCTTTGTCGGCAACTTCTTTCGCAGCTTTATCAGCAGCCGCTTCTTGTGCTTGTGCTTCTAGCTGTTGTCGAATCTCTAACTCTGCGTTTTCTCTTCGTATTCGGCTACCTTCAGCTGAACCTCTGGCTGCGCCGCCAACAGTACCAAGGGGAGTACCTACCGCAGCACCAGCAACGACTGATTCAGCTACGCGTCTCCAGTCTTCAGAGTCAAAAATTTGAGGGTTCTTTCCTACGAAGTTTTCTGCGGCAATGTTAATTGATTGCTGCGCGCCTTCTGTTAAACCTTCTGTTATAGCACCGCGAACACCACCTGTTATAGCTCGACCAATAACTGTGGGCGGAACACCAGCTTTTTTAAGCCCCTCTCTAACAACGGCTTTTTGTAGGCTGGGGCTAAAGCTCCTAAGAAACCTAAGAGGCGCTATTGTTTCAAGTGCGGTATTAACTATGCCCGCTCCGTAAGCAACACCGGGGGCTAGTTCTCCTGTGTCTGCAAAAATACCTTCAAACGCTTCACTAGTTAAAACAGGCGTTACAGCCGCACCTTGGAGTAAACGGTTACCAAGTTGACCTGCCCTAAGCAACTTACCACCTACAGTAGCCGCCGCAATGTTTCTGATTATTGGCGCAGTCTCACCTGTTTTTTCTGCCATAAAAGGCAAGATGTCACCGGGACCTTGTATATCTTCCATACCGCCGTACACAGCAGGGTTACGCATAGCTTCTTCTTGGCGTTTGGCTTCTGCAATAGCTAACTTTTCTTTTGCGTACTCTTCGTCCCCAAGAGCGGACATAACAACAGCAGGTAATACATCTCTATACGCCGCACTAATACCCACATCTCCACGCTCGTAGCCCTCTGAAAAAAGGTCCATGAGACCGGGTTTTTTCTCAACCTCTGGTGCATACGCACCGGGGTAAGCAGCCGCAATCCTAGCTTTTATTTCAGCGCGAGGCATATCATCAGGAAAGCGTATAAGTTTACCATCTGGCATTTGCAGTACAGGCATTATGTAATTCTCACAAAATAAATTAAGTGCATGCTTGCTTTTATAGGTCTAAATAACTACCAATACCTGTTGTTCCTTCGATACCTGTTGTTCCTTCGATACCTTGTAACTCGTTAGCCCCTTTAAATTGTTTTTGTAACTGGTTGAGTTGCATTAACGCTTTTTGCAACTCTGTATTTAGTAGCTTAGCTTTAAAATCGGCCATTTGCTTTTCTATATTCGCTCTTTCATTAGGATCGATCCTGCCTATAAAGTTGGGATTAGCAATTTTCTCTAACCTTTCACGTTCGGCCTCAATTAAACTGCCTAACTGACTTGACCCATCAGCCATATCGCTTAGGATTTGATCCCGCAACATTATTAACTGTTCTTGTTGAGTAGCATTTGTAAGAGCGGCTAGTTCTTCTGCTGCTATCTCTTTACGAGCATTTATAAGCATTTCTTGCTCTTTCAGCCTATTAGCCCTGTCTGCTTCTGCACTTCGTAAGTCACGGGTAGTTTCTAATATCTTAGAAGCTTCAAACCCTTTAGATGCGCCAGCTCCACGACCTAATACACTCGCTATACCCATAAGCTTGTCTATATAGTCTATATAGCTTGTATCTTTTTTAGGTTCGCCTTTCTTGTTTTCCCGAAACACGGCTTCATCTTTGCCTACCATAGACCCAAGTTTTTGACGGGGAGTAGGTTCTACTGCTACAAGCTCTTCTACACCTACAGCTTCAACTTCTTCGCCTTTAGGTTTAGTTTCTCCACCTATATTAGTTTTGTAAAAATCACCTATTTTTCCTTTCAAAGACGTTAAACCCTCTTGCGCTTGTATCTTTGCAGCTTCTACGTCATATGATTTTTGGAGCGCCGCTAACTCTGCCTCAATGCGTGCTCTCGCTTCTGTGCTAATATCTCCGCCACTAGCTTCAAGTTGAGCACGTAAAGCGTTTCTTTTCGCTGCGTAATCTGCGTTTAGCACTTCCATTGCTCGTTGTTTAGCGGCTTCAGAAGTAGTTTCTACGGCTTCACCGACGGCACCAGTGGTTCCAAAACCATAACCAATATCCCCGGCGGTCCGTGCAAGGTATTCCCCTATACCACCAAAAACGTCTGTTCCAGCTTTAGTTAGCGTTTCTGCGCCAACCTCTAATGCGCCACCAATCTGGCTACCTACACTGCTTTTTCTAGGGTCGGCTGCTACATCTTGCATTTGCCTTCTAAACGGTTCACCAAATCGACCAACCCCTCGTTTTAAATCTTCAAATAATAGAGCCTCATTGGACATCCCATCGCTGCTTTGTCCGGCAGCGGGAGTTACACCGGCTTGGGAACGTACGTACTCGTCGTATTGCTCGGCCAAAGATACTTCGTTATTGTATTCCTGCTCAGATATTTCCTGCCCGTTGGCGTTATAAAACTTGCCGTTTGCCATAAAAGGTCTTGGAGCAAGATCAAGAGTTACTTCTTTACCGGCTTGAAACTTTTTAACTTCACCGCCCATAGCCATACCTTTGCTTGGGCCGTACATCATTTGGTTTACTTTTTGTCTGAACGAGTTCGGGAACTGCGCCTCAAACGTGCGACGGTCTTGCTCTAGTGCTTGTCTGCCTTCTGGGCTTACTTTGTCTGGGTTCTTGTCGTAGTAGTCGAACTTCTTAAGCCCTTCTAAATACTTAAGAACCATAGCATTTTCTTCTGGCGACATCTGAGGAATAGGGCCTTTAGACTTAGCACCTACTTCAGGCATACCGCCTTTTGCATACCCAATAATCCCACCTTGCGCACGACCAATCGCACCCATGTTAGGTGAAGGAACGCCAGCTATCCCTTGTGACATCTGGGGCTGAGGCATACTACGCTGCGCCGCTATTTGTACTCCGGGTGCTCTACGCGAAGCTAAGTCAGCTTCCATTTTTTCAATCTCAGTGCCTTGAGACGTTTCCATGCCCATCGCAGCTTGGCGCTCTTTCGCAGCTTCCATCTTCTGCTTTTCTTGCAGAGCAAGGGCGTACACCAACTGAGGGTCTACACTCTGTCGTTGCATAAGCTCTTGAATACTCAAGCCTTTTAGTTGGTCTAGCTGTTGTCCGATTCCGCCAGTAGGTATCATGGTCTTAATCTCTTAATTTTAGCCAAATAATATGTCGTATATTTCTGCCATCGAACCGGCGTATCCCAAGGCCTTTGCAAGTTCACTTTGCTCTATATACTCAGTTTCCGCCGCACTGATAGGCAGGTCTTGGAGTAACGACTGTTGATATTGAACTTGCTTGTATGGGAAGTCTCGCTCTTCTTGGAACTGCGCATAGTCTGCGGCAATGCCTTGCTGTTCAATGTCTCGCTGTAGTCCGCCACCAACTTGCTGTGCACCTAATGCACTTAAACCAAACCGATTAGTTAGGTCTTGAGCTTGTTGTGCACGATCTTGCTCAACATTAAACTGCCCCATGCCCTGAGTGTAGGCTTGTTGCATGCCTGTACCGTATATATCGGCAAGGTTTCTAAGTAGGTTGCGTTGACCTTCAGACTCCATAATGGCTTGACGAGACCCACCATAAGCCCCCGCCTTACCTAGTCTAGAGGCATTTTGGACTCGCTGTATTTCAGCTTGGCGCTGGGCTTCGGCCATTTGCGGTTCTAGCGCAGCACTTATATAAGGAGACATAAAGTCTTGCGCTGTAGTACCCGAGGTAAAGCTAGTTGGGGTAAAACCTCCCATCTGCGCAGTTGGCACGTTAACGCCCGCAAGCCCTTGGAAGGCTTTAGTCTGAAGATCAGATTGTCCCGCAGTTAAAGGACCTCCGTATGCTTGATAAGGTTGGTTAGCAAGTGCTTCGCCTTTAGCTAGCATCCCCGTTACATAAGGTGCAGCCCAACTGGCTAAGGATTCTGTGGTACTCGCTGGTTGTCCTACTGGATCAGCCATAGTCTTTTCCTCACACTAGAAATTTTTGGGGGTTTATTTGTTTCCCCTGCTCTGTAGAACCCGTGCGGGCTTTACGTATTTTGTCCATCATACCGTACAATTGCTGTGCACCGGCATCTGAATTACCGTTACCCAAATGACTAACTACGTCAGCGGGAATAACGAACTCTCCATCACTTAAAGCTGCGGGCTGCCTGTTGTCTATCGTGGCAGGAATTTGATCCGCCATACCGTCAGTAGGACCGCCTAAGTACATGCCTTTTGGAGCAACACTAGCAAGACCGCCTTGGGCCATACCGTTTACAGTTAGCGTTTGCTGCTGCGGACCCATTTGTCCGGTACTTACTGTTGGAGCGTATTGACCTAATGCTTCTTGTACTTGCTCAGGCGTAAAACCCGGATACCTGCTTTGGTAGAATTGCGCTGCGGTTTCAGGAGTAAAAATACCCATGTTTATTAACCTAGTCACCATGTCATCAGGCACGTTTTGTAGAACACTTGTTACTCCTCGTTGTGCAGGAGTCATACCTACTGGCAAACGGCGGTTTGCTTCGGACACTAATTCCGTCTGCTTACTTAAAAGGTTAGCAATCCCTTCTGGCTTAGCTTCACCATACGCTGTGTAATATGGCCCCATCATCTTTTGCACGTCGCTAAAGGGTACATTCATTAGCTCTGCGGCACGGTATGGGTTTATGTTGTATTGGTTCATAGCGCCAATAGCTTCGCCTATTTGCTGCCGCTCAGTAACTAAATTTCCACTAGGGTCGGTTATACCACTAAGTTTTTCTCTAACTTGTTCGTCAGTAAGGGTTTGAGCCGCAGGGCGCTGTTGTTTAGCTAAGTTAGACAGATTAAGTGCCTGCAATCTAGTAGCTTGCTCTCTTGTCGTAGCACGCGCAGCATCAGTAGCAGTGTCCATAGCAGTGTCAAAGCGGGCATCGTAAGCGGCTTGGGTTTCATAACCCTCTGCTTCTGGATCGAAGATCTTCGGTGCCATATGAGGGTTTGCGTACTCCACATCACTGAAATAACGCTGCCCACTACTGCCCGGACGGCGGTTAGGGTCATAAGTACCCCCTACGGCCTCGCGTATTGCTCTGAATCTTGGGATATAGGCGTCTGCCATGTTAACCTCGTTGGCTCTCTAAGAACCTAATAAGTTCTTCAATATCATAGTCCTGCACTATACCACCATCTGCGTAGTTAGAATATAGGTATGCAAGGGGGTCTTCCTCTTCTTCTGTCTTAGCACCGGATCGAAAAATGCTAGTTCCGCCTATGTCATAAAAATCAAGCGCACCTACTTTTTCTCCGGGTTTAGTTCTTACTACATTAAATAAGTCTGGAACAACAGTTTCTTCAATGCTTCCTGTGCCTACGCATTGTTGAGTAACTTCATTGAAGTTGGGCTTATCAGCTGGGCATACGCACTCATCTGTAATTGGGTCTCTAGTTTTTCCCCCCGTACAGTTACCTTGCCCACCGCTACCTACACCCTCACATTGTTGTTTAGCTTCGTTCCAATTAGGAGTAGTGCCAGTACAAACGCAATCTTGGGTTATTGGGTCTCTAATTCTTCCGCCTGTGCAATCACCTTTCCCTACACCCTCACACTGTTCAGTAACTTCATTGAAGTTGGGCTTATCAGCTGGGCATACGCACTCATCTGTAATTGGGTCTCTAATTCTTCCGCCTGTGCAATCACCTTTCCCTACACCCTCACACTGTTCAGTAACTTCATTGAAGTTGGGCTTATCAGCTGGGCATACGCACTCATCTGTAATTGGGTCTCTAATTC